TTTGTGCAAGAACATTAAATGAAGTATTTGAAACTCCTGCACTAAAGAAAACCGACATAAAAGTTTTATCTGAGAATGTAAGTCCATTTGATGAATGGAATAACAGAGGTGATATAATTGGACTTTTGGAAAATGAAGGATGGAAGATTACTCAAAGCAGAGGATCAAAGAATTTATTTTTAAGACCGGGAGGAACAGGAAAATGGAGTGCGGATTGGGATGATTCAAAGAGATTGTTTTATGTGTTTACTTCATCAAGTGAATTTGAACAAGGTAAAGCATACAATGCAAGTCAAGTGTTGGCAAAATTAAAATTTAGAGATGATTTTTCAGAATGTGCAAAGTGGTTGCTGAAGGAAGGATTCGGAAATTTTACTTCCGAAAAGAAAGATTACAAAAAAGAATTTAAATCAGAACCTAAGTTTTTAGATTCCATAACTATTGACATTGAAGATGATAATTTTGATTTTCTTGCTAAAAAAGACGATTGCGATAAGTATATTCAACAAAAAATAGATGATACTTTTAAGATGGGAGATAAGACTGGATTTGATGATTTAGACGAATACTGGAGGTTTAAAGATGAAAGTTTGGTTATGATTTTAGGACACGACAATGCAGGTAAATCAGTTGTTACTTGGTTTCTTGCAGTATTAGATTGCTATTTTAATGATAAAAGTTATATTATTTTTGCAGGAGAAAACAAAGTTGGAATGTTGAAGTATAAATTAATGGAGTTTTATTTATCCAAGCCAATTAAAAAAATGGGTAAAATAGAAAGAGAAGAAGCGATGAAGTGGGTTGAGGAACATTTTGCAATTATTAGAAATGATATTCCATTTACTTACAAAGATATGTTGGCCATAGGCAAAAAACTTTTAACTAAAAAGAATTATAGCCGATTTATTATTGAACCTTACAACGTACTTTCAAAAGATACTGGCAATGAACATCAATACGATTACAAAGCTATGTTGGATATGAAATTATTTATTACTCAAACAGGCTTAGGAATTACTTTAAATGTTCACGCTGCCACCGAAGCACTAAGGCGAACTTATCCAAAAGGACACACAAAGGAAGGTTACTCAATGCCACCAAACAAAGCAGATGCCGAAGGAGGAGGAAAGTTTCCAAACAAAGCAGATGATTTTATGGTTATTCATAGAATGGCTGACCATCCCGATTTTTGGATGTGGACAGAAATTCACGTTCAAAAAATCAAAGAGAATGAAACTGGAGGTAAACGAACTTTTAAAGATAGTCCATATTTGTTGAAGATGCAGATTGATGGAGCAGGATTTGAAAACCAAATGGGTATTAATCCGATGCGAGATAGAAGAAAAGGAACTGCACCGCAAGTAATTTTTAAAGATGAACTACCACCAACCCCAATAAAGCCCAACGGAGCATTTGACACACCAATAAACAAAAAAGATAATTGGGACTTTATCCCAAAGAATGAATTTACAGACATAGGCAACGATGCCTTTTAACAAACTGACAAACAAATAAAAAAAGTAAGGTTATAAACTGACAAAAGTAGAGGGTAAACAAAAATAATAGATTTGATTTTCAGCAAGTTATAAAAAATAATCAAATTATTTTTGATTGTGTATTGCAGATATAAATAATAGATGTACATTTGTCAAAGAAATAACAATCAAAAAAATAAAAACTATGACAACAACAGAAATTAAATCAGCTAAATTACAAGAAGGGTACAAAGTATGGGATTCTTTAAGTCCTATTGAACGCTACAACAAAGTAATGATAAACTTTTCAAATCAAGATAGAAAAGGTGTTAATGGATTAAGAAAAATGGCACAATTTATAATTGATAATAACATTACAAAATGAAATATTTTAATTTATACAAAAAAGGCCGTTATGGATGGTTTCACATAACGGCTCAAAAAAGCAAAAATCTTAAAGAAGCAATTGACTACTTTAAAAAAGAATTTGCAATTAAAATAGGTAACGAATTATTTAATTATAAAGTAAGCGGATTGTAAAATGGAAACTAAAAAACAAAGAGGCGGCACAAGGTTAAACGCTGGCCCTAAATTCAAGTACGGTGAGCCAACAACTCCCGTGCTTATCCGAGTGCCAAATTCTAAGATTGCAATCTTCAGGGCGAAGGCAAAAGAAATTCTAAAAGTTTGGGAAACAAATAAAAAATAAAAAGTAAAACTATGAAAACAATATTAAAAGACAAAGCAGAACAATACGGATATAATTCTATGAATGATGCCGAAATAATTAAACTAACTGGATATAAAGGCAACCCTGAAAATTTTTATAATTCAGCACAATACAAAGCATTTAAAGAACTTTTAAATAGAAATAAAAGACAGGAGCCAACAAAATTAACAGGAAGTAGAGATATTTATGAATATTTTAAATTTTTGGAAGACCTGGACCACGAACAATTCCACGTTTTATTACTTAATAACCGTTTAGGAGTTATAAAAAGCATATTTATAGGGAAAGGCAATGAAGTTGGTACGGTAGTCAATAAAAAGGAAGTTTTAAAGCAGGTAATTGAAAACAAGGCAGTCAATGTTGTATTGGTACACAATCACCCATCAGGAATATTGCAGCCAAGTTCAGCAGATAGTCATATTACAAACCAATTAAAACAAGCTATTCAGTTAGTTGATAGTAATTTGATAGACCATTTGATTGTAGGAAAAGGATACGAAGGTAAATTGTATTATTCATTTGCTGACGAAGGAAACTTATAAATTAAAATAAATTAAACATTTGACTAATAAAAAATTTGTACTTTTGTATTATGGCAAAACAATCAACTAAAATATCAGATTTAATTGCTGATAACAAAAACTTTAACAAAGGATCCGAGTTTGGAAACTCACTAATTGAGAAATCCTTCCGAAAATTTGGTGCAGGTCGTTCAATCCTAATCGACAAAAACAATCGTATCATTGCAGGAAACAAGTCAGTTGAAAATGCAATGGCAATTGGAATGGAAGATGTGCAAATTATAGAAAGTGATGGCACAAAGATTATTGCAGTAAAACGAACTGATATTGATTTGGATAGTGAGCAAGGTAGAGAAATGGCACTTGCCGATAATGCCTCTGCAAAGGCTAACATTGTATTTGATGCTGAGGTTATTGAAGCAGAGTTAGGAGAGGCAGTTTGTGTTGAGTGGTTAGGTGCAAAAAAAATAGGAATAGCTCATGAAGATTTATCAGAAAATTTAGAAATTAATTTTAGAGTTGAAGTTATTTTAAATGATGAAAAAACTCAAGAATTATTATATAATGAATTAATAGGGAGGAATTACGAATGCCGACTTTTGACATTATAAAAACACATAATCCAAAAAGCACATTTAGAATTGAAAGTGTAAAAGGAACTTTTGATTTATCTTCAAATAAAATTGAAGAACATTTTAAAGGAAATATTGATATTGATGAAAATTGGCAAATAGGTTTGATTGTAGGTCATTCAGGTACTGGCAAAACTACAATAGCAAAACAATTATTTAACGATGTATTGATAAATTCATTTGAATATGTATCTGAAAGCATATTAGATGATATGCCAAAAGAAAAAACAGTTGAAGATATTTGTAAAACATTTAATTCAGTTGGATTTTCAAGTCCACCAAATTGGTTAAAACCATATGCAGTTTTAAGTAATGGCGAAAAAATGAGAGTTGATTTGGCAAATGCTATACTTTCCAATAATAATTGTTTTGCATTTGATGAATTTACAAGTGTAGTTGATAGAGAAGTGGCAAAAATTGGTTCTTATGCTATGCAAAAGGCAATACGAAAAACAAATAAAAAGTTTATTGCTATAACTTGTCATCACGATGTAGAAGATTGGTTGCTTCCTGATTGGGTATTTAATACAAATGATATGACTTTCTATGATTATAGAGAGCAAAAAAAAAATAGACCAAACATTAACTTTAAAATTTACGAAACAAAAGATAAAACAAAATATTGGACAATGTTTAGTAGATATCATTATTTAAGTCATTCACATAATAATGCTGCAAGAGTTTTTATTGCAACAATAAATGATAATATTTGTGCATTTTGTTCTGTATTACCTTTTCCTCATCCAATATTAAAAAATCATTGGAAAGAACATAGAACAATAGTTTTGCCAGATTATCAAGGAATTGGATTAGGTAGTTTAATAAGTAATAATGTAGCTGAAATTTTAAAAGAAAATCAAAAAGGTTTTATTTCTACAAGTTCAAATCCAGCATTTATTAATGCAAGAAAAAACGATAAAAAATGGATAATTACAAGAATTGGTAGAACAAGTAGCGGTAGCGGTAGCGGTAAAATACAAAATAAACATAAAAAAGGAAGTACATCATCAAATCGAATTACTGTTAGTTTTAAATATATTGGATAATGAAAATATCACCTAAACATCTTGAGTTTATAAGGCTTGTTGCTAATGGTGAAACTCAATCCAATGCTTATAAGTTAAGTGTGGGTAAGAAAGGGGTAAGTAGGCAAGTAAGTGAGGTTAAGGGCAGTCAATTAGCCAAGAAATACGCTAATTTAATCGCTGAGCAAAGAGATAATCTTAAAAAGGTAGTAGAGGAAGCCCAAAAGGATAAAGTCGCTGAAATCGCACAAATGAACATTTTAACTTCTGCTCAAAGGATGGAAATTTTATCCAACATTGCACAGGGTAAGTTGAAAGTAAAAAAACCCTTTGTTATTGGTGGCAAAGTTTTAGAATATCCTTCCGAGCCTGACCATACAGATATTAAAAACGCCATTGCCGAACTAAATAAGATGCAAGGCGATTATGCACCGACAAAAATTAATCAAGAAAACACTGGTATAATTAGAGTAGTTCGTGAGTGAGGTAATAATTAAGCTTCAAAAAAGGCATATCAACCAAGAGTTGATTATGCAAACAAAAAGGCGATTCAATGTTTTGAAGTGTGGCCGAAGATTTGGAAAAACCTCAATAGCCAAAGAACTAATTATTGAACCTGCATTGGATGGATTTCCCGTTGCTTATTTTTGCCCTACATACAAAGACCTTAACGACTTTTGGATTGACATTGTCAAAATACTTGGCGATGCCATCAAGCAAAAGAATGAACAGTTAAAACAGATTAGATTGATAACGGGAGGTGTTATTGATATGTGGTCATTAGACGAGCCCGACTCAGGTAGAGGTAGAAAATATAAACGAGTAGTTATTGACGAGTGCGAAAAGGCAAAGAAACTTAAAACCGCTTGGAACGGAACAATAAGAGCAACACTAACAGATTACATTGGTGATTGTTGGTTTTTATCTACTCCTCAATTCGGCAAGACATATTTCAAAGAGTTGTTTAAAAGGTCAACCGATGAAAAGTATCAACACGAATGGCAGGGGTGGAAGTTTACAACTTACGATAACCCATTTATGGATGCTCAAGAGATAGATTCAGCAAAGGCAACACTTGATCCGATGTATTTCAATTGTGAGTACCTGGCTGAAGATGTTACTTTAGATACTATGCTTTGGGCTTATGCTTTTGAGCCTAATAAGCACTTAGGCAAAGTCGAAATACTAAAAAACTTAGAGATAATTTTATCCTTTGACTTCAACAAAAACCCTATTTCCTGCTCAGTATTACAAATTCCATCCTTTGACACTATCCGAGTAATTGAAACTATTAAACTTGCCAATTCAGATATTTATGAGTTGTGCGATGTGATTAAGACTAAGTACGGAAACACACTTTATTTGATTACAGGTGATGCAAGTGGTTCATCAACTTCTGCAATGGTGCAAGACAATATGAACTATTACAAGATAATTAGGGCCAAATTAAATTTATCAAATAATCAAATGATGGTGCCGGTAGTTAATCCAAGATTAGCAGATAACCGAGTTTTGGTAAATAGCTTATTGAGTAGAGGTAATGTTTTATTGGATAAGGACAACACAAAGCCATTACAATTCGACTTTGAGAATGTTACGGTGTTGCCAGATGGCTCAATTAAGAAAGCAGATAGAAACGACCCTGCACAACAATCCGATGCCTTAGATACCTTTAGATACGCTTGTAATACATTTTGTTCAAAGTTTTTGATTAGAGATTAAAAAAAATTAGTAAGTTTGCAAACAACAATTAAAATATGTTTAGCGTAATTATCCCTACCCTTTGGAAATCTGACAAGATAAAGCCATTAATTCAATCGCTAATAGATTGCGAGTTGGTGAATGATATAACTATAATTTCAAATGAAAGAAGCGAGTTAGAAAAAGAGTTATTGATTTACAACACCAAACTTTATATTGATAAAAGGGTTGAAAATTTATTTGTAAATGAGTCGTGGAATTATGGAGTTAAACTTGCCGACAATGATAACATTGCCATCCTTAACGATGACATCCTAATCGATACTAATGTTTTTAGCTTCTTAAACGATAAGTTAGAAGATGTTGGAGTAGTTGGTATGTGTTTTGAAAATTATGCCTTAAAACAATCTGTATCATTGAACCTTACCGATGTAGTTGAACGACCTTATGGATTTGGTTGTGCAATGTTCATCCACAAATCTAACTATGTAGATATTCCATTTGACTTGAAGATAGCTTGTGGTGATGACTACCTAATCAAATACGCTAAAGGCAAAGCCAAGAAGCTATACGGATGCAAAATAGAAAGTGATATAAGCACCACAACAAGACTTCCTGAGTTTGGAATGATTCAATTTGAAGATAACAGAATTTACATAGAAAAATATCAATAATGGCCCATCAAGAGCAAATCAATTTTTGCAAATCAGTTC